CACGAATAAGTAAAACCCGTTTTTGTCCCTTTCCCAAAGTGAACACAAAGCGGGTTTCTAATATCATCCCACTTCTCCATATTGATGGCTTGGATAAGGTCTTCTCCCCACATTATAATTGAGTCTTTATCTAAGACCCGTTGATTTCCATCTTTAATATCGATTGAGACGTGTTCGCCCCAACATCCGACAAGATCAGTCATATTTATTATACTCTGGAACATTTTATTTTCATAAATAAATGCCCTACTCAATTGTGAAATCAGAAAGTCCAAAAGGTTGGTTTGTAATTACGAATTCAACCCATAAAGCACACTCGAAAAAGCCTTTTAAGACTAAAAGGGATGCTACGGCTCAATTAAGAGCACTTCAAATAAGAGCTCCGAAATAACAACTGGAATTAGTTTTTGTATATGTAGCGTATCAACAGATTGTAAAATTTAACTGCTTTTTGTATCTGTATCGTTTCCATCTCATATAATTATAAAGAATAAAATATTACTAATTCAAGGCGTTATGCCTTATGGGAAAGTCTGGGAAAGCAAAGGGAAAGGTTATATTTCCTTATTTAACCTGTGGAATGCCTTATGGGAAAGAATTAACACTTTTTTCAAAACTCTTTGATTTAGAAAAATAAAATCCTTAAAAAACTGTATAGACCCATACAGTTTTTTGATACATTATTTATAGCCAACACCGTTGGTTTTGAAAAAAGTGTTAATTCTTTCCCATAAGGCATTTACAGGTTAATTAAGTGAATATAACAAATCCCAGACTTTCCCAACAAAAATATTAACCTGTTATAGGTTAATATTTATTTTTAACATATTCATTCAAGATTATCATTAATATCTGTTGATATTTCAATCTCTTTCTCAACTACAATCTTTCCTAACCCAATAATAGCCTTTTTAATTTCAGTTTCTCCACGTCGGAACCGTTCCATATAGAATTTCTTAACAAATGCGTTGGTTTCGAATAACTCCTCGAGTGATTTCTTAATTCCTGCCTTCTCATCGCGTTGTAGAAAGTCAAAATAAGTGCTTGTCCTAAAACGTTGTGTGAAATCATTTAGAGACATTACGTCTTCTCCTGTTAATAGTTGATGTTTCTTCTCAGCCCCATCCAATATCTTGAAATTCTCCTTAATATAGTCCAGAATCTGGATTCCTTGGCTAAGATAAGCCTTCGATTGAATTTGAATCGACTTCGGAATAACAACTTTGAGATTAACATCAGTTTTTAGGAGAATGTTTTTTAGAATATTGAAATAGATTATAGCATACTCTTCTTTCCATTCTGGAGTTGTATAATCAGTATTCATTAGATAAATCCGATTATCTTCATCTACCTCTTCCGAATCCTCAACATAGATACTCTTGAAAGCAGTGAAAATAACTCTTCCAATCTCTGCGTTAGAAGGCTCTTCGACCCAGTTTAATTTAGGGTTGGTCTCCATAAAAAGAGTTCCGCAAAGATTACAATCTGTCTTGTTAGAAAAGCATTGTCTCGCATTTATCAAACCGCCTCCCGTCAATTCCTTAACAATAGAATTATCAATTTTCTTTTTTCCACTTGGCTCCTTGCAGTAGATAAATCTCTTCTTATCGCATAGTGCCAAGTTGGTATTTGCGCCACCACTCCGAGCCTCCGTGATTACTGATGTTGACATATTGTAGGCATAATCTCCGAATGTAATACTACCTAACCCATCGCAGATAACACCTTTCCCATTTCTGCCCTGACCATTAAGGATGACGAATTTCTGTGAATTAATACCTATAAGGCATCTCGCCAGACTACCCATAAAGACGTTATAAGTGTCAACATCTCCCAATATCTGCATCAAGAGATTGTTAAGAATCCCATTCTTCTCTGGATTTGTTGCGTCCTCCTCATTCCAATCATACCCTACAGACATAGTCATATAATCTTCTGGTTTATAGTTGCGGAATGCCTTAACATCTTTAGAAAAATCCCAAACTCCATTATTAAACCCAACACAATAAGGCTTATTGTCAAACTTTAGATCTGGTTTATTGAAATAGTTTGCAGAATACTTAACACAATCTGTCTGGAATTTAACACTCTTCAGGGATTTCATAAACTTGGTATAGAGTCCCATAGTATCCTTGTCGTTTATAGACTCCTCGTATTTCTTGACTTCTGGAACGACACATTCGCAGAATGCATTTATCAACCCAGAGTTTTTACCATCCAGTTGCTTCCATCGTCCTATCGGAGTAATACCATACCACGTTTCAGCAGTATATACAAACTTATCTTTACACAATCGATAGAATAGATTAGCAACCTCAACGTTTCCACCCTCGATTAGATCTACTAGGGCAATATCGGCTGTCGGTTTTACTTCCAATCCTTCCAAATTGATTCCATCTGACATCGGTTTAACCATAATTTTCAAGTCATACCCCAAATCCTCCTTAATAGAAGTCTCCATTAATCGAAGATGTTTAACTTCAAAAGGAAGCGATTTACCATCATTAATTTTCTTATAAACCATCAAGCCATCAAAGCAGAAAACTCCGACTTTATATCCAACACTCAATAAGTATCGATACATATTGACAAGGATTATATTCTCCTGCTCGCACAAGTAATAGTTTAGGGCGGAACCTTTGACATTATACTCCTTCTTTCCTTGTGCCCGTCTATGAAATGGTTTTCCAATATCAGACTTACAGAAGAAATCAGAAATCATAACAATCTCAGTCTCGAAAAGTTTAATCCAATCTGGCATAGCGTCCGGTGTAAATAGGGTAGTCCTTTTACCTCCGTTGATAATAGCCAACGGGATTGTCTTAGCCTCATCCCTCGATACGCTAACACCATCGTTATCAACAAGTTTCGTAATATCATTTAGCATTTCATCTCTGTTAGTAATATATTGTGTTAATTTCGGGATATTGAGGTTATTATCGAGACAGTATTTGTAAAGAATAGTAGGATGGGCATTAACAATGTCCAAGTCCCAGTAGAGGTCTTTACTGATTGTATGCCTAATTAACTTACTCATCGATTGTAATGAGTAAGAAGAGGTAAACATCCGACCCCAAGAAATCCCAGTGACATATTTATATTTTTGTTTCTCGTTATGTTTTCTATTTTCATAAAAGTCGTTTAACATTGTGAATACAGTTTGTTTATCTTGAATAGTAGTATAACCGTTTTTAGTATCAACAAATCGACCCAATTTTCCACTATCATATAGGATATTAAAATTATCCCTTATGCATTGAAGGTCTTTCAGGTCTACCTTCTCTACTAACTCCATATCTTTTGCTTCCAGCGTTGCCATTTTATATATACATTCATTTTTTTTAAGCCAATTTAAAAAAAAATAAAATCCGACTACTATGTAAAAAGTTTTTCTACTTTCATATGTCTAAGTTCTGTAAATGCGTCTCGTGTTGCATTTCCTCGTCGTGAAATTTCGCGGGCTATTTCAAGGCCTTTTCCTTGTCTATATTTTTTAATCGCGCGTTTTTGAGCATCTGATATAGGCATTCCTATTTATATATAGATTTATTTTTTTAAATGTATATATTTTTATTTCGAAATGTTAATCGGAGTTGTTCGATACATTTTAGCTCCATTAGGATCCGGAGTTATGAGGGGAGTAGATTGTCCGCTATTGTGTGAAGTTGTTTTCATTTCGAACCCGTAGCATTTGCTAAACTTAATATGTGTTATTAGACTAACGAGTAGACTACCAATCCCGCCAATGAGGGCAGTGAGAGTAATCGGATCTACCATTTATTATAGATATTAAATATATTAATTTTTAAAAAATAATAATCATTGATGGCTTAACATTTGGTTGTTTTTTTCGTTGGATTGTCGGGGTTAATAAATGATAGTCGACCTTTTATAAATCTGACCTCTCTCTGTCCATAAATATATTCGTGGAAAGCCTTAGTGTCGGTAATCGCGTTAATCAACATAACGACTCTGTTTCCTTTAGAAGCTTCTTGACTTGCTTTTTTAATCCATTTGGATACTTGACTATATGGAGGATTACAAAATGTGGAAGTCCCCCAATGAATAAGTAAACCATCCGGATCGGATGACTTCCAATCTATAGGACACGGGTCAAAATTAAACTCAAATTCGTTATCTAACTTCTCATATAGTTCTTTCGGAGTAGCCCATTTATCGGTTTTAGATTTCGGAAAGTAGGCCATTTATTAATATATAATTTTTAAAAACTCATTCCATTCAGAAAGAACGAAGGTTTTAACCGTTGAGCGGGGGCTTTCTGAGGCTCCTCATCGCTCTCACTCTCCTCCGATTCGGATTCCTCAGATTCTTCAGATTCGCTGGATGGTGTATCATTGACTTTATGAGCTTCCTCCTCGGCTTTTTTTGCTCGTCGTCTATCATTTGTTTGTTGTTGTTTGATTCGCAATTTTTCGCGGAAACTCGGATCCTTCATTTTTTCGGCATACAGTTCTCGTTGTCTGGCTTTCCGTATCTCATAGGCTGATAGTTGGCCACTGTAGGATTGTTGAACACTTTTCGGAACTAACGCGTCCATTTCTTTTCTCATCTTAGCGTAATGCAAAAATTCTTCCTTTGTTAGGGCATCGAATCCAACTGGTTTAGGCATATCTTTATTATATATATATAAAAAAAAAGATATAAAAAAACATTTTATAATAAATGAATACGATTCGATCACCTTCGAATTATACCATCAACCCACTCGGAGCTAATAACATATTGATTGGTCAATATGATAGCATTCTCGATTATGCAAGTTGCATTATTACGTGTAAAGGAGACCAAAATATGGAACTGATCCTATATCAGACAATCGATAAAATAACTGTTGATGAAACTATATACACTATTCACGCGGGTGTTCAAGAGGAAATTATAATTGACCTTAAATATCCCTACATAAAATCAACTCTCAGAAACCTAACATCTACAGCTCAAACATATCTTAATTACGAAATGCTCTATAGACAATATCCCGTATCAATCCCATCATCTGGAAATATTGGAAGCAATATTAGCGATACAAATGGCAACCCTATTATTGCGGAAGGGGGTATTTTACAAGTCGCTGATACAGTGGCCGAAACATCTCTCGCATCTCTTGTAGCCGGTTTGTCTTCAACTTTTAACGTAGATGTTGTTAATTTTCCAGAAATTCAGCCAATCTCTGGAGGAGTTAATATTTCCGATAGTGCAGGCTTTCCAATAACTACAATTGCAGGTATTCTTCAAGTCGCTGATACCGTGGCTGAAGGAAATCTAGCATCGATAGTGACTGGGTTATCAAATCCTCTTGTTGTCGATATTCACGCCAGCAATAATGATGCCATCGCTTCGACGTCTGGTAGTGTTAACACCTGTTTATACGATAGTGCTGGATCGGCTCTTAATATTACGTCCGGAGCTATTCATACCGTAATCGACAATTCCAGTATAGTTATCACTGGATCTGCCGGATCTTCGATAGGTGCTCAAAATGGCTGTATGAATGTCGGCTTATTTGATAGCACAGGCACGCCATTAACGCTTACGTCCGGAGCTCTAAATGTCCAAACTCAAAGCGGTTTAGGACTCGACTCAAGTCTTCAAACTTTAATTAACCAAAATTTGGATAACGGCGGGGCTCTTTGGAACAACGCGACACTTGTTCCAAATAATACTTCTTCGACAATGGTAAATTTAACAACAAAAAACTCTATTACCTATTCATATTTTGGTTCGTGTGTTCCTGATACTGTGCTTGATAGCCCTGTTTTAACAATCCAATATTCGGGAGATGGATCGACTTGGTTTCCGAGTCCTAACGTGATTTCTCTTAATGTTGGAGGGGGTAATTTTTCAATTGACACAATATCCGGAGCGGGATATGTTAATTGTGTTGTAAGTGGTTTAACAACGACCGCATCAATTACAATGATCCTGAATCACATCTAATATAGTGAAACAAAGTGGTTAAAAATCTAATGCGCTCCCATAGATTAGCCGATCGCCCCATCCAGCTAAATCCGTTATTCCTGTTAATGCTTTCTTAGTGAAAGATGATAGACCTTCATTTAGTGTTTTAGTATCCTGAAATAAAAACTTTTCAAGATCGGGGTTCATTCTCATTAACCCATTTGCCTTCATCATTATCTCAATCCATTGACCACAGTTCTTCGTTAGGGGGTCATATTGAAAGAAGTTATTCGGGTCTGTGCTTGCTTTTCCAGCGTCCATAAAACCTTTCAAGGTTAGAGTTTCCGGAATCTGGATGGGAAAGATTACGGCATTCTTTCTATCATTGGCAGAAAAGGGGTTAAGTTGTATAACTTGATTCTTTTCAAGAATAAAATCTTGTGTTCCTTGACCATCTGGAGATATAATAATTACTCTCATAAAAATATGAAATAGGTCATCTGGTCGTGTCTTGAGAATCTTATTGAATTGTCCGAGAGATATAATGTTAGTTAATGTCTTTACTGCTCCTGCTAATGGTTGCTTCATCACAAATATTTTTAGTATTCTCCATCCTCCAAACTTCTGTAGAAAATCGCGGATGCTTGGACTCCAATCTAACCGGACAGTTGTAGGAATACCGGTGAATTTACCGATAGCTTTTTTGACGAAATCAAATAATCCGGAACCTGTAATGTCTTCGGGATCTCTGTTATGCCACGTTTTCGTAATAACTCCCATCTTCTCTTTGTGATTAAGATGTTCCAAGTCTGGATGTTTTAACATCAAACTTCGGTATTGGTTGTAATAACTCATTTATTATAAGACTTTTATAATAAAACTTATTCGATTCTAACATCAACGCTTTGGTCATTCGCAAGTGCTGATAATGCTTCTCTCAAATCTGGCTTTTCATACATCACCCATCTAATCCAAAATTCAGGATTACGGAAGTCATTCCATTTTTCAGAATCACGTCGTTTATGATTTAGGATCCACAAGTCGCGGGATTCTTTTAATTTATGGTCAGTATAATCGGGCAAATTCTTTGCTCCGAAATGAATAGTTCTGCCCCACGGAGTTTTAACTGCATACTTCTTATTATAACGATTTGATTCTGTTAAATAATATACACTCATTTATTTAATAACTGATTTTATTTTTCTTAAATAAGAATTAGTATTTTTAGTCGTCAACATCTCCATCGGCGATACCCTTAAGATTTGTCTTCAAATAATCCTTAGAGACATCGACGCTATGAATAAATTTCTTAGCAAATGCTAAATCATCGTTTTGAGTATGAAGGCCGTTCTTATAATAGTCAGAGATTTGAATACTTCTAATAAGGTTAGGAGTCATTCGCTTTCCTAATACGTGTTCTGTTGCATTCTGAATAACATCGTTAAAATTGGCTTTAGAAAACTCTTTCCCGTTTGCCATCGTAAAAACAAACTCGCCGGCTTGTCCATTGTAGAACTTAACATAGTCATTAAAAATCTTTCGGACTTCTGGAGTAAAGTCGAATCTTAGACAATCACCATATGTATTACGAGTCTTATAAAAGCACCACACCATATCGACAACACAACCTAACTTATCAAGGGTGACATAGTTGAAGTTCTTATTGATATCCTTGGGTTTCTTGGTAATTGAAACGTATTTTAGTAAAGCCAAATCACCACCGCGAGGAACTAGATTATTACTAAAGAATAACATTGTAATCAACTTATCGGCTAAATCCTCGGGAGTCTTAACAACAAAATCATTAATCTTCTGTCGGATTTCCGAGAGCGGGAGACTATCATCAACTTGTTTTTCAGAACCTTTATTGTTTCGTCGAATGTCATACTCGTCATTTTTAAAGCGAGACATTGCCTTAAGATACGTATCAATTACTGACTGGTCGGCTCCTATATGCTTAAGAAGTTTAATAACTCCCGATAAATAGTCTTTCTTTGCCGAGAGAGTCGATCGGTCAATGCACGCGATGACATTCTCGGGATCGAGGAGCCATCGATGGTCACCATTCCAACCGTGGCCAAGACATTCTATGCATAATCTCTCAATCTTTCCCACATAATTAGTGACTGTAGATGCAGATAAGGGCTTATCGAACCGACTAATGACACTATGAGTAAACAAGTCTTTAAGGGCTTGAATTGCTTCGGGATTCCGTTTAACATCTTTAAAAGACTCACGCGTTTTATACGTTTGTTTTCTTGAAGATGGATTCATTTATTTAGTATATTATTTTTTATTGTTAATATATTTTATCAAGAATTAATATCTATTATTGAAAAGATAGATAACAATAATATAAATAGATAAGTATTGTTAATATCTATATATGAATATTGATAATATATATAGTATTATATATAGCATATTATGGGCTTAATTATAAATTTATAATTAATAGGGGTATTCTGTATATGATTAATACTATAGATATTAATAATACTTGTATATAGATATTATAGATATTCATCTATCAATATTATTGTTATCTATGTTTATCTAGTCAATATCTATTTTCAATAATAGATATTAATTCTTGATATATTTTATTAAAATACCACCAATAAATGACTGAATGCGAAGAGGAATGTGAATGTTGTGGAGATATTATAGATTATGATGACTGGTTCTGGGAAGACGAATACCATCTATGTTTAATTTGTTTATCTAATGCTCAGATGTATATCGGAGGTAGTTAAACATCTCACGGGTCAAAATAAAAAGTCGAAGGCGTTCACGGAAGCTTAGAAGCACCTGTCACGTCTTCAAGATAGGATGTTATGTTATTTAACAAAACAAGTGTGAGTAGACAGGCGTCATTGTCAGATTGTTGCAAATAAGGCGCTGAATTTGTCTTGAATATTGCGTGAAATTGCGCTAAACTAAGGTTTCTAAATTTACAGAACAACATCGCCCATCGTCCACACGTGCTTACTCCGTGTTCCTTGGATTGATAGTCTACATTATTATGTTCCCAATCTACATTTTGAAAGAGATTGATAATATATTTTGGAAGTGGTTTATCGAAAGGGGTGAACTTCAATTCAGATGTTGGAGTTAAGGAATACGAATCACAGTATCTATATTTACCAGTTTTATCATTCTGAGTTATGGCAATATAGTGTCCGTCTGTTTTGCTTGACACTTGAAGGAGAATAACAGCATAACCAAAACCTTGTAATAGTTGTTTGAGACTTTTATATTTTCCAAGATCGGAGTATAGAATAGGTGGCCTACCAATTCCTATTTCAATCTCTTCACCGGTTAAATCCCTCATTTTGAAGTGCTTAACGATAGTTTCTAAACTCATTTATTAATAAGAAAAAATTATTAATAATATTCGTATTAATAAATGACAACAAGAGAAGATCGTATCTATTTTCCCAAAAAGACCGGTCTTAAAAAGATTAAGAACTTGGCAGTTGGAAAGACAGGCGAAAGAGTCAGAAACGCCCCACCCGTAAAAGGTAAGAAGGTAAAAGACCTTTCGACAACAAAAGTTTCAACAGTTAAAGTCACTCCGGCAGAAGTGAGACAATACATCGCAAACCCCGCTAAATTCAAAGGAAGTTCAGAAGACTTTTTAGAAGCATTGGAGGTAGGAGCCGATAAAATAATGGAGGATCAGGCCAAAATCGATAAGGAACGTTTAGACAGAATCGAGAGAGAGAAAGCTGAACGTGAGGCTCCAAAAATTGAACCTTTGAGGATTGAGGAAGGACGACGAGGACGACCAATTGGAAAAACTCCACTTGTTCCATTGGCAAGCGGTGCTATGTCAGCAGTGGCTGAGGGAATGACTGCAAGAGAATTAAAAGAGGCTCTTAAGGCACGAGGAGTGAAAGGACTGAGCGGAAAAAAGAAAGAGGATCTTGTTAAAGCTTATGCTGAAATAGTCGATTCTGAGATGAGAGAACCGGCTCCGTTAGCAATTGAGGAATTACACGAGGAAGCTCCAGTAAGCCCAAAAAAGAGAGGCAAAAAGGCTAAAAGAGCTGAGGCATTCGCAGAAATTGAATTAGAAGAAGACCCAGCTATTGCGGAGTTGGAAGACCACATTCAGGAGTTATCGGCGATAGATGTTGAACCACAGGCAGAGTATCAAAAAAGGGCAGTTATTAATGAACTCAATACCCGAATCCGTAATATGAAACGAGCAGATGCGGAGAGGGAAAGAGAAGAACTCCATAGACCACAACGGGAAGTAGAAGAGCTCACAGCTCGTCAAGAGGCAGAGTATAAAGAACAACAAAGACAGCGACTTGCTGATATTCAGTCTGGACGTGAGAAAATAGAAAAACGCAATGCTTCTAAACGAGAGGAAATAGAAAAACGCAATGCTTCTAAACGAGAGATGGAAGAGCACGCCAGAGAAAGAGAAGAGGCAATGCGTAAATATGATCTTCAACAAAGAGCCGATGTAGCTTTTGGAAATTTGGCGAGAGAACAGGCAGAAGATGTAAACCCTTATTCAGATTATCAAAGAGGAAAAAGAGATGTTAAACGTCAGGTTCTCCCTTCGTTTGAATCAAACATAGGGAGAGAAGCACCAAGCCAAGAGGAGGATTTAAGCTACGAATCAAAATATCAACAAGGACAGCGAGATATCCAACATCAAATGGCTAAGATATATACCCCATATCAAGTGTCTCGAGACTATCCGGACAAACAATTTGAGGAGGATCGGGCATCTCGAAGAATAAAAGATATTCCTCGTAATATTGTAGGTGAGATGAAATCCGAAAATAAACAGCTAAACCCTTATCGGGAAGTTGAGATGTCAGGAGAAGAACCATATACCCAACACGTGGAGCCTCCGATGGATACTGGCTCAGGTCTTAATATTGATAGAATCCACGGTCGCGGTTTCTTTTCAAGCTTGCTTAGCCACGGCAGAAAGGCTCTCGAATTTGCTCAGAAGGCAAAGCAAGTTTACGACACTGGAAAGAAAGTCTATAATGAGACGCCAGCCCTTCAATCTGCCGTAAAGGGAATTTATGCGTCATCTCCAGCTATTCAGAATGCCGTTCAATCAATCGCTCAGAAAGTTTCCGGAGGAGGTTATTATGCCACTCGTGGTGTTGGACGACCTTCAAAGGAGATGTACGAGGTATCCCACGGAATCAATAGTCATAATCATCTCAAGAAGTTCATTAAACTCTCTCAGAAAGAACAGGCTGGCCATTATCTTGGTGCAAAGTCAGCGAAAGCCCTTAACGAGTATAAGAAAATTAACGGTGCGGGATTCTTTGACTCTTTGTGGTCTGGAATTAAAAAGGGTGTTGGACTTGTAGGCGATAATATGGACACGATTAAACAAGTCTACGGAAAGAAGGATGAGATTTTAGGACACGTTAACACTGCCCGTAAATTGTTAGGTGTGTGAGTTCATTTTTATTTTTGAAAATAAAAATCGAAGAGATTAGACTCCCAAAAACCCAATTTTCGGGACTCCGATATTATCGGCTAATTGCGATACTCCAAATCCAAACTCTGGAGCAATTTTAGAAGCCAATCGAAACGGGGCAGTAAGTCCAGATGTAAAGATTCCCAGTCCCTCTTTGAGTTTATCAAAGAAACCCGCACCGTGAACCTTATCTGTTATTTTTTTAATCCGCTTAACAGCCTGTTGATGTGTTTTAAAATCAATATGGCCACCATTGAAATATTTACCGAGAAGATGACTCGCGAGAGTAAGAGAAGCTTTAGGGTCTTTCTTAAAAACATCTAAAAATCCGTGTCCAATATTTTTAACAAATCCAAGACCTGCATTAACTAAGGCATTTGAAACACCTTGAATATTCACATCTCCAAAAGCTCCGCCGTGAACTGCTGGTATTCCTCCTCTCTGTAGATAATATAACTCTGTTGGCCGTGCAACGTGAGCGACGCTTCCGTGGTATCCGTGAGGAGCCAATGATTGAAACATTCGACGATTTTGAGCACTCTCGGCCTCCTCACCGCTCCATCCGGCCGGAACTATCATTCTATCTCTCGAAACGCCAGACAACGCATCATACGGGCGGTTATATATCGGGTGCTTATCTCCAATTTTAGTATCTTGACGAGCATAAACTTTTTGCATTTATTATATGTGGAAATAATAAATCTTTCTTTTTTAAAGACCAAGGAGATTGGCGAAAGGGATAATGGATCCAAGCAGACCTCCACCCTTAGTCATTTTTTTACCTCTCTTTAGTTTACCTCCAGAAACAGCACCTCCGGAGACGGCACCGCCTTTATACATCTTGGAGAGAGCCCCGAGACGTTCCTTATTCGGAAGGTGTTTAACTTTAGCATAGTGCGTTTTGACGAAATCAGTCCAAGCACTCATTTTATTATAAGAAGACTTATAATAAAATTTTTTTTAATTTATATAGGTAATTTTAGATAACGATTTACTTCTTCTTTTTGTGGATGCCAGCACCGGTCAAAATGCCACCAGTAGCATCTCGGGCTTTCTGAACAACGGCTTTGAATGTAGGATCCTCGGCGAGACTCTGGATACCGCGAGCGGTAGAGTTGATAACCGACTTGGCCGAAGACCAGAGAGAACCTCCGTATTCCTTGGGGTCTACAGCGCCCTCTGGAATATAAGAATCTCCAGACTTCAGAGCCTGATTAACCTCCGAAGCGGTCAAATACGCAGTCGTGAAATTGCAAGCATCGGGCATAACATAGCAAACACCGTCGGTAATAGTAGTCACGACAACTTCAAGATCAGTAATAGCACCCGTTCCCGTAGCCCAGTCTCCCGCTCCAATTTGAGAAGCATTGGCGAGCCAGTTGGAGTTATTCCAAATTCCGGCAACAGTCAAATTGATATTTCCAGAAAGGCCGGGGTACAGATCTCCTGACTCAAGAGACAGACCAAGATCTGCCGGAGTAAGGATAATAACACCTCCCTGCATTCTCCACTCTTGGAAAGACTGGTTAAGACCGTTCTTAACTGAGATTCTCCAAGCCTCCTGCATAGACATTGTCGAACAGAGACCAGAACGATTGTTCAGAGTAATCGAAAGACCACATCCGGCCGTGAAATTAGCCGTCGCCTGTCCTACCTGAAGATATGCATCAGCATACGATACGGCAAGAGGTGTACCAGAGTTCTGAGCTCTCTGTTGACAAGAAGGACGACACGCGATTATGATCTTAGAAGGCATATTCTGAAGACGAAGAGTCTGCGACGCACCGCTAATAGCAGGCTTCAGAGATGTCGTAATGCCTACTGCCTGACCGCTAAGAGCGTTGGTGTAAACTTGGATATTTTCATAAGCATATTGGAGCGTGCGGGGGATATTT